TTTAAAATTACCTTGCCTAACCGATAAACGGGCGGCGAGGTTCGTCTCGATAAAGCCAAGAGTAAGGCTGTCGGGATGGACGTCGCCGCCCGTCATATTTATATGGCGGCGAAAGGGATATTAATGCCCACGAAGCCGGCCAGAATGTGCAAATACCCGTACTGCCCCAATCTCACCAGTGATTCATCCGGCTATTGCGATGTCCATGCAGCGATGCGCCCAGCTGGCAGGATGCCAGATAAGCGTCCATCTTCGCCGCGGCGAGGCTATGGCCGGGACTGGCAGAAAATCCGTGCCGAAGTGCTCACCAAGACAGGTATTCCTCGCAATCTCTGGCCGCTCTATGACATCGATCATAACCCGCCGTATAACCCGGCAGTCGAGCCTGATCATCGAAAATACACACTGATTCCCCGGCTGCATGGTGAGCATTCGAGCAAGACGTGCCGCGAAGACGGAGGCTTCGGGCGAAGCAGACGGGGGGAGTCGAAATCTTTAGAACCTTTTAGCGTAAACCGCAGCAGGTTCCCGATGTCGCACTCTACGGATTCCCGGGGCAAGGGGGTGTATCATGCCTAAGCCGCGTGTACCGACTCAGATCAAGATAATCCGCGGAACCTTCCGCCGAAACGAAGCACCAGCCCATGAGCCACAGCCTGACTTGCTTAAAGTGGCTCCGAAGCCACCTGCGCACCTTAACAAATGGGCGAAGCGCATGTGGAAAGACATCGCAGGCAAGCTGCTGGTACTCGGCATGCTCACAGACATCGATCTTTATACTCTCGAAGTGCTCTGTGAGCAGTACGGTATATACCGTGAGCTCAAAGATGCGATCACGCATCGTCAGTCGCCTGCTGGGCGCGAGAAGATCAGCATTGCGCAATACCTGGCTGGCCAGAACTCCCAGACCATCCCGGAATATGCAGCCATGCGGGCAGCGTTCGAGCGCTACACTGCCCTCTTAAAAGAATTTGGACTTTCGCCTGCTTCGCGCAGTCGAATGGATATCCCTCGCGAGCCTCCAAAGGCTGTTGATCCGATGGAGGAACTTTTGAATGCGAAATAAGTGGCTTTTTCTGGCGGTGGCAATTATGACGGCAAGTCTACGACCTGAAATCCTCTATGCAGAAAAAGTCCTGAACGGTGAAATTGTCGCTTGCAAGCTAGTTAAGCTTGCCTGCCAGCGGCACCTCGATGATCTGAAGCGCCAGAAGACAGAAAATTTCCCTTATCATTTTGACGCAGCCCGGGCCGATCATGCCATTGCATTTATCGAGCAATTGCGGCATGTCGAAGGCCCATCAGCATCAACAATCGGGGGGCGCGACAATCGCATAAAACTCGAACTCTGGCAGAAATTCTTCGTCGGCAATTTGTTTGGATGGCGAAGAGCAGATGGAACGCGGCGGTTCAGGCATGTCTATTTCGAAGTTGCTCGCAAGAACGCAAAAACTACGCTTGGCGCAGGCATCGCTAATTATATCTTCTGGGCAGACCGCCCAGCCGATCCCGGATGCCAGATATACTTCGCGGCGACAAAACAGGAGCAGGCGGCTTTGGCTTGGAGAATTGCCAGGCTGCAAATCGAGCGGCATCCAGTGCTGAAGAACCTTGGGAAAACATACGAATCAAAGCAATACATCGTTAAAACAATGAAAGATGCAAAAGGCAGACCAATTTCTGACTGGTCAAGCCGCATGCGTCCGCTTGGGCAAGACTCAAAAACAGAGGACGGCCTTAATCCATCACTCGCAATCATCGATGAATATCATGCACATCCAACGAGCGAAATACTCGATGTGCTTGAATCTGGAATGATGGCCCGCCAACAGCCGCTTACTTTAATACTAACCACGGCTGGCAGCAATTTTGACGGTCCATGTTACCAGGTGGAACGCCCTCTTGCAGTCGGTATCCTTGAGAAGACACTGCAACCAATACCGGAAGATGTATTTGCGCTTATCTATACCCTCGATGAGGGTGACGACTTTGCCGATCCGAAGGTATGGATAAAAGCAAATCCTAACCTTGGCGTTTCTGTGATGCCGCAGTTACTCGAATCTCGCGTCGCGATAGCATTAGCGGCGCCGGCTCGAGCCCGTGATGTGAAAACAAAGAACTTCAATATCTGGCAGCAAAGTATCAATCGATGGATTACTGATGATATTTGGATGGCATGCGCTGAGCCTGTCGATGAAGAGGCTTTGGCTGGAAGGCATTGCACACTTGGTCTTGATCTATCAACAAATACTGACCTTACCGCAATTTGCGCAGCCTTCCCCCCTGCAAAGCCAGGAGAGCGCTGGAAGGCGGTATGGCGGCTCTTCATGCCAATGGATAACCTGCTTGAGCGTGAGCGGCAGGATAAGGTTCCTTACACTGAATGGGCACGGCTCGGGCTCGTTATCCCGACTGATGGAAATACAGTCGATTATGACTTTATCGAACAAGAAATCCGCATCCTCGGTGATAAATACCTTATTGATGAAATTGCCTATGACCCGTTCAAAGCAGGCGAAGTCGTAGCGCATCTATCAAGCGAATTTACTATGGTCGCTGTGCCTCAGCGATACAATCCAATGGCAATTTATTCTGATATCTTTGAGCGTCTCATACGCAAGGGAGAGCTCGCACATGGTGGGCATCCTGTTTTGCGCTGGATGATGTCATGCACTGAAGTCAAAGCTGATCGTCAAGGCAACATAATGCCGATGAAGCCGCGGCGAGAAACAAGCGGTAAACGTATCGATGGAATTGTTGCGGCAATAATGGCGATTGGCCGGGCATCGATTACGAATGGCGGCGAAGCTGGATTTGCCAAAGCTGATGAGGTAATAGGATGAAATTTGGCGAACGGTTGAGACTTGCAGCCCGCGCATTGCTATTTGGCAGTGATGATTGGGTCCGCGCTCTCAAAGGATATTATGAAACAGCCTCCGGACAAATCGTCACTGCAGATACCGCCATGCGGATCGCAACAGTGAATGCCTGCGTGCGTATTCTGTCCGAGACAATCGCCTCATTGCCATTGCATGTTTATCAGCGGCTCGACAATGGGGGCAAGGAACGGGCGCCTGACCATCCTCTTTATGAGCTTTTGCATTCGCGGCCCAATCCATGGCAGACAAGTTTCGAATTCCGCGAGCAGATGATGTCGCATTTGCTTCTACGGGGCAACTTTTTTGCAGTCAAGCTCTATCATGGCGACTTGATAATAGACGACCTTATTCCGCTCAACCCTGACAACGTGACAGTGCTACAGTTGCCGGATTATTCCTTGCAATATCAAATTTCCGGTACTGGAGCCGGGACGCTTATTTTGGGCCAGAAGGATGTTTTGCATATTCGCGGATTATCACGGAACGGAATCCTCGGCGAATCAGTCATCGCACAGGCTCGTGACACCTTCGGATCAGCCTTGGCTACCCAAGAATATGCGGGCAAATTCTGGCGCAATGACGCCACCCCAGCGGGAATAATCAAGGTTGCCAAAAAACTTGAAAAAGGTGAAGCGGACCGCATCCGTGAGATATGGACCGATGACCATGGCGGATCAGCGAATGCGCATAAATTGCATGTGCTCGGCGATGGCGCTAGTTTCGAAAAAATCGAGATGACTGCCGAGGATTCTCAGCTTATCGAGACGCGGCGATTCCAGCGCTCTGAACTTGCCTCTCTATTTAGAGTCCCGCTCATGCTGCTGCAAGCCGATACCCAGACGACTACCTATGCGAGCTCCGAGCAATTCATGCTCGCATTTGCCATGCATAGCATTCGCCCTTGGCTTGTGCGCATTGAACAAGCCTTGCAGATGCAGCTCTTTACTGCGCCGCAGAAATATTTCCCAGAATTCAACCTTGACGGTCTGCTCCGCGGCGATCTCAAGAGCCGCTATGAAGCCTATAAGATCGCTCGTGATGCGGGCTGGATGTCAAAGAATGATATCCGCGAGAAGGAAAATATGAACCCAATTGAAAACGGCGATGATTACCGCTCGCTGGCAGAATTGCAGAACGCAAGGAACCTCACAGGAGGCACATGATGATACGGTCAAAATGGTATGCAATCGATATAACTCCAGATTATGCAGAGATTTCAGTCTTTGATGAAATCGGCGGATTCGGCATTTCAGTGAGTGATTTCAAGGAGCAGTTTGACGCCATTAAAAACGCAAAGCAGATCAGACTTTTGCTTAATAGCCCCGGCGGGGCGGTTACCGAAGGCATGGCATTTTACAACCTACTTGCTTCTATTCGCGATAAGCTCACAGTCGAGGTGATCGGCCTTGCGGCCTCGATGGCATCGGTGGTGGCGCTTGCAGGCTCAAAATTGGTCATGGACGAGGGGACCTATCTCATGATCCATAATCCATGGACCATTACCTGGGGCGATGCGGACCAGCTGCGCAAAGATGCAGATGTGCTTGACAAGATGAGATCCGAGCTCATCTCGATCTATGCCGCGCATTCTAATCTTTCTCCACGAGAGATTGGCCAGATGATGGATGATGAGACCTGGCTGACCGCGCAAGAGGCATTCAATGCCGGGTTTGCTGATGAAGTGCATGAAACTGTGCAGGCAGCCGCGCTCTATGATGTATCAAAAATCGGCTTCAAAAAGATCCCGATGGCTCTGAAGCATTTTGATTTTCGCTCAATAAAGACAATTCGCGACTTCGAGGCGTTCTTGCGGGATGCAGGCGCGACTCGCGCGGAGGCAGCCGCCATCGCCTCCGGCGGATGGAAAGCGCTCCAGCGGGATGCTGGAAGCCAGAAATCCGAAGATGATGGCGAGATAAAAGAAGCCCTTGACGGGCTGATATCAATCCTGAAAGGAGAAAGCAATGGACTCTGATGTAAAAGAAATGCTCGATAACCTTGGCAAGGAATGGAAGGCATTCCGTGACACAAATGACCAGCGCCTTGCGGCGATCGAGGCGAAACAGGGGCATGCCGAGCTTGATGCGAAGCTGGCTGCCATCGAAAAAGAGCTCAATGAAACCAAAGCGCAGATCAATCGCGTTATGCTTGGCGCGCGACTTGGAGGCGCTGATGAAAAGAGCGAGCTCTATCGCGCCTTTACCGATTGGATGCGCGATCCTGGCCGCTCCCAGCAATTCAAGGCGGCAGTCCAGGTACAGACAGGCGGCGATGGCGGTTATCTTGTGCTCCCTGAACTTGAAAAAACCCTCCAGCGTGTGGTTAGCGACAGCGTGGCAATGCGTCAGCTTGCGAATGTGGTCACCATTGGCAGCAAGTCCTATCTGAAGAACATCAATAAGGGCGGGATCACCGGAGGGTGGGCTACTGAAGGCGGCACAAGAACCGGCAATGCAACGACTCCTGCGATCGCGCAGATTGAAATCATTCCGCGCGAGCTCTATGCCCTGCCCTCTGCATCGCAGGAGGCGCTCGACGACCTCGATTTCGATGTGGCAGCATGGCTGGCCGAGGAAGCCGGTATCACATTCGCCAGCCTTGAGGATGCTGGCTTTATCTCTGGCGATGGCAATGGCAAGCCAAAAGGGTTCCTCGCTGAAACGATGGTGGCGAATAGCTCCTGGACATGGGAGAAGATTGGCTACATCCTCTCTGGCGCAGCCGGCGCATTCCCGACAACTCATCCTGGCGATGTCCTGATCGATCTCATTTACGCGCTCAAGGCAGGCTACCGCAATGGCGCGGCATGGCTCATGAATGATCTCACGCAGTCCGTGGTGCGCAAGTTCAAGGATGGCCAGGGCAATTACCTCTGGCAGCCATCCTTCCAGCTTGGCAAACCTGATACCCTGTGCGGCTACCCGGTCATGATTTCCGACAGCATGCCGGATATCGCGGCAGATGCGTATGCTATCGCATTCGGCAATTTCAAACTGGGCTATCAGATTGTCGACCGCAAGGGGGTCCGGGTTCTCGCAGATCCGTATACCACGAAAGGCGCGGTGACCTTCTACACCTACAAGCGCGTAGGCGGCGCAGTCGCTGACTACAATGCGATCAAGGTAATCAAATTCGCGGCATCTTGAGCTGAGAGACAATAAGGTAGCAGCTATTCTGGCTGCTGCCTTATTGGAGGAGAGCATAGAGCATGCTGAGCACTGACGCACTGACGAGCTGGGAAACCGCAAAAACCATGCTGGGCTTTACTGATGATCTACAATTGGCTGTCGAATTCCTCATTAATGCTGTATCGGCTACTGCAAATCGCATCTCGGGTCGTAGGCTTAAGGCAAGGGATTACGATTTGCGTTTAAATGGAACCGGCAAAAATTCGATAGTACTGCCCGAATATCCCATCGCCTCTCTGTCAAAGATATATATCGATGGTAATCGGGAATTTCCTCCGGAATCGGAAATTGATCCTGATATGCTTTCTATCGATTCGGATGGAGGGATAATTCGGCTGCATGACATGATTTTCCCCGCAGGGACTGGAAATGTACGCATAATCGCCAAACTTGGCTATGATCCTATTCCCCAGGACTTGGAACTTGCCGTGCTCGAAGCAATCTCATACAACAGGCGGCGATTGGAATCCGGCACAACCGGCATGCGGCAAGTCAGCGTTGATGGAACAGTAACCTCGCAATACGAGCTCGGCCTTCCACTCTCAATTCGCGAAGTTTTCGAAGGATACCGGAGCAATCTATGATCTCAATGACGCTAAAGACAAAAAAATATGGGGATCTAGAGAAATTCGCTGATACTCAGCTAATTAAAATGTCAGCACGGATTACTTCTCTCTGGGGCGAAAGTTTAGCGAATT